GGCTTCTCCTCAGTTATCCTAGGCCTCTTCTTTCTCAAGTGTCTCAGCACTCCTAACACAAATGCAGTTATCATCTCCCATGACTCCAAATCAACTGAGAAGCTCTTCTCACGTGTGCACTTCTTTGCTAAGCACTGCACCATCCCAATTGATACAGGCAACAGTTCAAAATATGAGATCACATTCCCAGAAACTGACAGCACCTTCTATGTGGGAACAGCTGGATCTCGAGAGTTTGGAAGAGGCGATACTATTACTGACCTTCATTGCTCGGAGTTTGCGTTCTGGCCCAATCCTGAGCAAATCACTCGAGGCTTATTTCAAGCAGTTCCTAAAACAGGACGAATCGTTATAGAGAGCACAGCTAATGGAGCAGGCAACGCCTTTCACGTTCGATGCCTCAATGCTTCACGCACCGACGCGTCGTGGAAACGTCACTTCTATCCTTGGTACGTCTCCACTGAATACGCCTCTTCACCAGTCGCCTCTCCTGAAGACTTCGAGCTCTTCGAGGAAGAGCTTACCTATCTCGCCAAGGTGGAGAAAGAGATCAATGTGAAGCTCTCACTCGAACAACTCCTCTGGAGACGTGATAAGATTGAGGAATTTGGAGAGGATCGCATCCTTGGCATAGCACCCGAACGTTTCTTTGATCAAGAGTATCCCTTCAGCTTCGACTCAGCGTTCCTGGCTAGCGGCACAGGAGTATTCGCCAATCTTGGCATTTCTCCGTCGCCCCGGCCCCGCCCCGTTTTTGGGCCCCCTCCCCCGGCCCTTGACACAAACTTTATTCCCTATAAGTCCCCCGACCCCTCTTCGTGTTATGTACTGGGCTGCGACCCGGCCGAGGGCCTAAGAGGAGACGAAAGCGTTATAGAAGTCTTTGATCTCAACTCACTAGAGCAGGTGGCCGAATTTGCCTCAGACACCACTGCTCCAGATAAACTAGCAGATGTCATCAAAACTATAGGGGTGTACTATAATAATGCTTACGTCGTGTGTGAAAGAAACAATCACGGTCTCACGACACTTACGACTCTTAAGAAACTCTATCCTGATTATCTTATTCATAAGGAGCGTCGTCTTGGGACTAAAAAGTATAGTGATCCTACTTCTATCCTTCTTGGGTTAAGGACCACACAAAACAAAGCTAAGATGGTAGATGATCTCTATTCTTTTCTCCGTGACGGGCTCATCTATTATAGTGAGAAGCTTCACGCGGAACTTCTCACGTTTGTGGAGATCAAATCCCAATATGGTAACGTCTCTTATGGTGCCTCAGGCAATAACATGGATAATCGTGTTATGGCAACAGTCTTGGTGATTCAGGGCTTTATTTACTTCTTAAGATCAATGCCTTCCAAAGCTAAGGAGCCAGATAACTATCTAAGTATTAAAGCAGTCACTGAGCGTCTTAGAAAGTCTAACAGCAAAGAGTCTTTAGTTGAGAGCTTCTTTGCAGGAGCAAATTAATGGGTTTTGAGGAAAGTGGATTAGAGAACACTCTTGGTGAAAAAGTCTTTGCCCTTCCTCTATATGAGAGGTGGGCTCAAATAACCCAAGAGAGCATCCAACGGAGAAAACGTTTAGAACGCAAATGGACTAAGTTCTATCGTGACTACAGAGGTCAACAGCTTGTTATGGACTCTGACGATGAGATCATCGTAAACGTTACGTACGGACATGCTCGAGTAGCTGAGAGTGTTCTCTATTATGAAGACCCCTATTTTCGTGTGAGACCACGAAGAGATATCATGCTGGCTCCTAAAGCACAGCTTATTGAAGAGCTTCTTAACACCTCATGGTATGCTATGCGTATAGGCAACCAGGTTAAGCAGGCTATTATCGATGCTTGGCTTCTTGGATGGGCCTCCATTCTAGTGGGACACAGTGATTATCATGAACCAAACCTTCTTCAGAAGAAGGGTGGAGTCTATGTGAAGCGAATGAATCCCTTAGATCTCTATCCAGAAGACGATGTGGAGAGCTTCTCTCAAGCTACCTACTGGATTAGACGCACAATGCACTCCACTAGATGGCTTGAAAAAGTCTTTAAAAAGAAGGATTGGCTTCCTGATCTTGATAATTCAGTCTTTCAACGACGTGTTCTTGGCACAAAGAACACTACTCAAGCTACTCTTTACGAAATCATTGACTTAGTAGATAACCAGATGACCATTATTTCTCCTCAGCATAAGGAGGTTATCTGGAAAAATAAATATCCTTATCCTTATTTTGAGGCAACTCCCTATGTAACTCTCGTATTTGTGGAGGATCCTGAGCGTCTCTATCCAATATCTCCTAATGGAATCGTGGAATATCAGCAGGATGAGCTAAATCGTATAAGAACTCAGCAGATGCGTCATAGAAAACGCTTCAATCGAAGATATCTTATGCAGGAAGGCTCTATTGAAGCAGATGAAATTCATAAGATTGAGGCTGGAGAGGATGGCGTAATCGCAAAATGCAAGGCTGATCCTAATACTTGCTTAACTCCTATTCAGGATGCTCCACTAGATCCTCAAATGACACAGATGTATCAGCAAGATATTAAGAGTGATATGCGTGAAATTCTCGGAATCAATGAGTATCTTCGAGCAGGCATGATATCACGCACCAAGTCTGCAAGCGAAGCTAACATGATTCAAGAGGGCTCTAACATTCGCACACGCAACTTGGCTAAGCCTGTTCATGATTTTATCGTGGATATAGCGAGAAGGATGATTCTAGTCTTTCAGAATGAATATGATGACATCAACTATCTTATCAAGCCTGATGCGCAAGGCCAGCTAAGAGAGCAGATGTGGACTAAAGAGAATATCGCAGGAGACTTCGATGTGGAAATAGAGCTCGGCTCCATTCTCCCCCCTGCTCCAATTCCATACGAAGTCTTATCACAGCAATCTCAGCAGGGAGCAGTTCCTACTGGTCCGGCTCCTTCTGGGATGCCCACTCAAGGAGCTGAGGGTCAGTGAGTAACACAGGGACTTACGTTTGGGATCATGAATTAAACAAGCTTGTGAAGGTATCGGATACTCCTTCTAGAATAGTTGGAGCTGCTTATAGTACTATCTGCTCCTTTAAGGAGCCTTATACTGAGCATAATCTAGGAGACTATCCGATAGAGGTGAGGTCTAGAGCTCATAAGGCTAGACTTCTAAAAGAACGCAATCTAGTAGAAAAGGAGAAACGGCATGGAGGCTAAGGCAAAGGCTATAACTAAGATTAAGCAAATTATGCTTAAGATGATGTATAAGCCTAATCAAGAACAGAAGAACATTTTAGCTAAGCAGTTAAAGGCAAGGGTGAAGAAATGAGTCTTAGAGATTCTCAGTGGGAGTTTGCTAAGGACGTTCGAAGGCTCTTAGCTTTTATCGAAACTAAAACTAAGCTCACTATTTCTCTTGGAGAAGTGTATCGCACTAAAGAGCAGCAGCTGATGTATCTCGAGGAAGGTAAGTCTAAGACTATGAATAGCCTTCATAGAGATCGATTAGCTCTTGATCTTAACTTCTTCCTCGGGGAAGAGCTAACAGGCAAGAAGGAAGATCTTCAGCCTATTGGAGACTTCTGGGAAAGCCTAAACAAACTAAACAGATGGGGTGGCAATTGGGACTTCTATGATGCTGCCCACTTTGAGAGAAAGCGAGGATAGTATGTCAGCTGAAGAAGCTAATAAGCTGCCTGAGCAACAGGCACCTGAGGGCTCCCAAGCACAGGATGTAGTCTCTAAGTCAGACTACGAAGCGGTCTTAGCGGAACTGCAGAAAGCTAAGACTTACGAGGAAAAGGCTCAGCTCCTTGACGAGCTTATGGAGGACGATGAGTTTCAGAGTTTCTTAACGAAGGATAAGTCGGCAGCAACTCAAACTCAGGCACCCACCAAGGACGATAAGGATAAGTCACTTGCTGAGTATATTAAGGAAACTATAGCGGAATCTATTACTCCTCTTAAAAAGGAGATAGAGACCATGAAAGTGATTTACGATCAGGATAAGAGCTCTATATTTAGGCAAGAAGCAGATCGTGAGATTGATAAGCTTGAAGCTGATAAAGAGAACTTTCCTTTCTTCGGAAAGCCTGAAGTTAAGAGTGAAATGGTTAAGGTGCTTGAATCTGGGAGAGCCACCAATATGGTTGATGCCTATCGCTTAGCCACCTACAACTTAGCTAAAGCTTCTGGAAGAGACGAAAGACTCAATAAGAGTCAGCGAGGTCTTAAAGGTCTTGATGCTTCTGATTCTATGAAAGCTCGTTCTGATCGAACCAAGGATGCTCTCACTGGAAAGCGTGGCCTTAGAGATATTATAAGCGATGCCTATGACAAGGTGGGACTCTTGGATAGTGAAGAAGAAGGAGATTAACGATGGCTCAATACAGAACCGATACACGAGTCCTCAACGCTCTCCTTACCACAACTTTGGATGAATATGGGACTGAAATGGCTGACACCATTTTCACCTCAACCTTTGCTTACTATATGTTCAAGAAGAAAGGTTGCTTCCAGAGTCAGGATGGTGGAGCGTATACGAGGAACCCTATCATGTTTCAGGCAAACAGCACCGCAGCATGGATGTCTGGATATGATATCATTGATGTAACTCCTCAGGACGGAATGACTGATGGAGTCATGCCTTGGGCAACCTTAGCTGGTGCTATCTCAATCAGCCGTGAAGAGGAAAGAAAGAACTCTGGCAAACATCGGCTTATCAACCTGCTTGATCAGAAGATTAAGCAGCTAGAGATGACCATGATCCAGAAGGTGGACTTAGCTCTCTTTGGCACAGGAGCTTATAACATTTCGCAAACTTCCAAACAGATGGCAGGTCTCCAGGCGTGGATTGCTGAAGTTCCCGCAAGCTATAATTGTGCAGGACTCTCTGCCACCGATCTTGGAAGCTCCTGGCAGAACAAAGTCTACGGTGAAACAAGCTTAACGTGGACTACCACCTTTGACACAACCTCTTCCCCAGTGACCACCATTCCCACTGGCCAGGTAGCTATGCGTCACCTCTATAACTGCTGTGGCAAAGGTGCTGGTGGCTTTCCTGATGTTATCCTCTGCAATCAGTATGCAGTGGAATCTTATGAAGGAGGCCTCACAGTAGGACAGCGCTTCTCTGATGAGAGC